TCTATATTTTTCTCATCCACCGCTTGTGTCTATCCAGAGTATAATCAGATGGATCCAGGATCAATCAATACCCGTGAAGATACAGTTTATCCTGCAGCACCAGATACGGAATACGGCTGGGAAAAGTTATTTAGTGAACGTCTCTATCTTGCATACAATAGAAACTATGGTATGAAAAATAAGATAGCAAGATATCACAACGTATATGGGCCATATGGTACATGGGATGGCGGTAAAGAAAAGGCACCAGCAGCAATTTGTCGCAAGGTAGCAAAAGCAACAGATGAAATAGAAATCTGGGGTAATGGAGAACAACATCGCTCATTCTTGTATATCGATGAAGCAGTTAAGGCTACAATAGATTTTTATAGAGAAGAAAATTACTTTGAGCCAATAAATATAGGGTCTGAAAGAAATGTTTCTATTAATGAGTTGGTCGATATAGTTTGTAGTATTGCTAACAAACAACTCAACAAGAAGTATGTTTCTGGACCATTAGGAGTACATGCTAGAACATCTCACAATGATTTAATAACAAAGGTTTTAGGATATAGACCAAGCGAAGACTTAGAGTATGGAATTAGTGAAACATACAAATGGATAAGCGGTCAAATTAATAATGTCAAATAAAATTTTTTTTCAATTGTATAATCCTACAGGAATGATAAACCAGGTTATGAGTCTAGAGTTGGCTGTGGGGCTTGCACACGAAACTAAAAAAGATTTAATTGTTCATTATGTAAGTAATACAGGAGACGATCTATATAACTCTAGAAATGTTCCAATTTTTACACCAAGTAGATGGCACAATGAACAGCGAAAAGATTTTACAAATCCAGATCAATTTCCACACCTTTTAGATTTAATGAACTTTAATGAAAATTTAACCTTTATAGATACAAAGATTGATTTTTTCAAACAAGAAGAATTTGTGATTGATGATACTCTTAATGGATATTATTACAGTACAGAAAATGAAATATCTGAAAATGAATCATTGTTTGCTGAAGGAAGACAAAGAATTCCACTAGACAAAAATGTTCATCTTAAAAAAACACTTGGGTGGTATAGCAGATTCTTTTACAATAGAAGCCCAGAACTAGATAACGCTCTAAAGTCGGTAAGATTTAAAGATGTATATGTCGACTTAGCAAAAAAAATATCTAACTCTTTGGGTTCTTTTCAGGGAATGCATTTAAGGCTTTCAGATCATATTAAAATGTTTAACACGACACAAGATATGTTCGAGTCTTGGTTAGATAGATATGAAAATAATGGATTGCCAATAGTTGTATCTACCTGCGAACCAGGAAATAAAATGATACAAGATAATAAGCATAGGTTTATATTGCTTGATGAATACATAGTTAATAATTTTAGAGATGACTTCATGTCGTTGCCATTTCAAGATGAAGTCGTTTTTGGCTTAATTTGTAATTTGGTTTTGCATGATTCTGTAAATTTTGTTGGTACCTCTGGAAGTACTTATTCAGGATACATACACAGAGTGCGAAACCAAAAAGGTGTAGAGACGTGGGACTTTTTTGACAACCCCCCAAAGGCAACAGCACTACCATATTCTTGGAATGGATATCCATTAGACAACGGTAGAAAAATGTGGTGGAGAGAATGGAAGGAGTCTAAGTTAAAATGATAAAGAGGTTAATCTTAAAGTATAGAATGTGGAAAAAGCATAGAAAGATAAAAAAGTCTAATCTGATATACTAGTTTTTATGTTTGATGATTTGTATATTCCTGGTCCAATACCACATACTGGATATAATAAAAATACTAAGAGTAGAAAATATAAAGTCAACGATCCAATTATTGCAGCGCATGCAGAAATACCTAGGCCTGAATACAGTTATCAGTGGAATGAGGATGGATTAAGGTCTATAGACTTTGCACAAAAACCAAACATAATTGCTTTAGGATGTTCCTTAACTTTAGGACAAGGGCTTCCAGAAAATCTAAGATGGTCTAATTTATTGCAAGAAGAGTTAGGATATGGAAAACATTTAATAGGAAATATATCGTATAGTGGAGCAGCAATAAATAAATTAGTTTCTAGTTTTTTTGGATTAATAAATAAATATGAGTATGTTCCAGAGATTGTTATTTGTAATTTTGCAAATTTTGAAAGATTTTATTTTGTCTCTCCAAATGCAGAATATATGCAAGATTGGTATATCAATTACTCACCAAAGAAAACTAAAGTTACAGCGCCATGGAACTATCAAGAAATTTTGCCTTATGAATGGGTTTATTATCAAAATTTAGACCATATAAAAATGCTAGAAACATTTTGTAATTCACAAGGCATTAAACTTATTTGGAGTACATGGTCAAATGCATTAACAGATTCTGATGAAACATTTTTAAAAAATAATTTTAAAAACTATTTTAAAGATACGACTAGGGCACAGTTCCCCATAAATTTTGAATTTGATATTTATGGAGATACAACAGACAAGTTATTGCCACAATATAAGATGATAAATTGGGATTCTGTGGAATGCCATAAAGAATATTTTGATAACCATAAAGATATTTTTGATATGGCATATGACTATCACAAGTTTGCTGGGCCATGGGGTCCAGGATCAAATAGGCCACATCCTGGGATACACAGACAACTGCACTGGAAAGATATGTATTATAATGAATTAACATCTAGGGGCTGGCTATGACAAATATTGTCAAAGAGTTTAAAACTATGGATGGTTTAGGTGCAATGCTATGGAAAAAAATATATGCTATGTCATATGCCAAGTACCATAAAAAAATATTTAAAGACACACCTATCGACTGGTTTCTAATTCATAAATCCGATGGGATTGACGGAGAAGATGATCCAAAATATAAAGATTTAATGTATAAGTTTAATAATGTTTTATATAATCCGTGGGCAAATATTAATTTTGATTCTATACCATATAAAACTTTATGTAAAAGTGTTGGTGCAGGTGCGCCACCTCCAGGCTTTGCAACTACAAATGACGATTTTGATTTCTTAAAAGAAGCAATACATTTTAATAAATTTACTAACGAAACCCATAATTCTATAGTTATCCACATTAGAAGAGGAAACGCTATACCAGAAAATCCAAGGTACGTAGAGGATGAATTTTATGAAAAGGTTTTATTACAGATACCAGAAATTATAGATAAATGTAAAATGGATAATCCAGATGTTATTATTTGTACTGATTCTGATGGTAGTACTTTTACTCCAAAAGGACATGACCAAGAGCGTATGTGGAGACAGCCACATTTATATCAGAACGAATCTGGAGAGTATCCGCATACAAGCATTAACTTTGATTTACTTAAAAGGACATACCCAAATGTAATAATAAGAAATGATATGGACACATATAGTTCGTTTATTTTTATGTTAACTGCCAAAGTTTTAATAGTTGGAAATTCTGCATTTAGTCAGTCTGCTGGACTTTTATCGACCAACAGTGTTATTGGAATGCCTGCAAAACATGGAATGGACCCAAGGCATAACCACTTTAAGAATAAAGTAGCAGCCCTGGATCCATCTGGTATTTTATTGTGGGAAACCAGCCATTAGTTGCTTTGTTCTTGGAGTAATGCCCTTCCAGGCAATCCAATTTTCACCGCCCCTTGACATGTGAAATGCAACTTGAGCATTTAATACTGGATTAAATAACTCATAATTTGATTCTAACTTAAACTTATCTCTACGTTCAGGACCAAGGTCGCCAATCATATTTATTTGAAATAAGCCATAAGAACTATCTCCAGTTCTTTTACTAAGGTTTAACGCCATTGGTCTACCGCCAGATTCTTTCTTAGCAATAGCCCAAGCCTCCCTTAGTTTTTGACCCTCAAAGCCTACTAATGCTAGTAGATTTTTAAGGTCTTTGTCAGATAGATTTACAGCATTTTTGTATTTTTCTAACTGATCTTCTTTAGCCTTAGAAACACTTTTGGCCACTTCCGTGGCCTCAATAGTCTCTTCAAGCACGATAGTTTTACTATCGTCTAATCGGTTTTCAGAAGCATTAGCCACGTTTGACCAAACGGAAAACATAGCCAATATGCTGAGTGTGCCAATGATGTTCTTATTATTATTCATAAAAGTAATCATAGTTTCCTCCTTAGAAACGAATGACACCTTGTTAAAGGGTGTCATGTTACTTCCTAGTATAACATGAATTTCAGACCCATGTCAAATATCTTAAAAGTGGTATAATAAGTATATTATGGCAACTAATCAGACATCAGGTCAATTTCAGATAGCATTTCCAAGGTCAACAGACCCCGTAAACGTACACGGAGACCTGGAACAATTGGCGGGAGATGTAAAAGAATCACTAGAATCTATAGATGTTTCAATTATACAAATAGATGTTAAAAATGTTAGTGGTTTGACATTACCTGCAGGAACTCCAGTTTATATATTTAATTATTCAGATACCGTTCCTGGAATAAAGCACTATACAGAAGATTTATGGTCATCTGGTTCAGTAAAACCAGTATTAGGTTTATTAAAAACATCACTAAACAATAATTCAATTGGCAAAGTTGTTGTTGCTGGGGTTCTTGCAAATGTAAATACAGCATCGTTTGTTACAGGAGATGTCCTATATGTTGGCAGACCAGATGGTGGTTTGACAAAGGTAAGGCCAGCAGAAGGTTCAGGTGCAGTAGGAATTGTTGGATATGCACATACCACAAATGGTGTAATTATTGTTGAAGCAAAAGGCAACGGTACATGGGGAGCATTGAAGGCTGGATTAGCCTAATATGATATAATCAACACATGGCTACCTTCCGAAATCAACCCACAGACTCTTATGCATTAGGTGCTGCTCCACCAGAAATTCGTTGGACGGTAGTTAGAGGAGACTCTGCAGCATTTAGAGTTTATGTAACTAATGACGTAAGAGAACCATTATACTTAGAAGATTGGCAAATTAAAATGGACATCTATCGTCCATCTACTGATAATATTATTGTTTCATTATCTCCACAGCCAATTGAATTTCAAGATACAGAAGGAAGTTTTACAGTTAATTTAACATCTGTACAATCAGAACTTTTAGAGACAGGAGATATCTTTGACATTCAACTCACAGAACTTTTGTCTGAGGGAAGAGTCTGGACGGTAGCCAAAGGATCAATGGTTATCCTTGAAGATGTAACAGAATGATTAATCAAAACCTTATACCAGTAAGCCAAGAACTATTCAACACAACCCATAGAAGATCTCACGCACAGATCAAAGAAATAGATAAAAGATATATTAGGTTTGATCACATACAACCAAAAGCAAGAATAGAAGAAGTTCTGCCTTTCCGTGTCCAATTTATCAATGTTGGTGTATTTGGATATTCAAAGAATAATCCGCCCCCAATACCACTTCAAATTATTGGATACAGTAATTATATTTTATAACAAAAAGGAGTTATAATAAGCACATGGCAAAAATATCAATTCCAACACTAAAGACCAAGTTTCAAACTGGTGATCGTCCTACACAACAGGACTACGAAGATTTAATTGATTCAGCCTCAGCCCGTTCAACAGATCTTGGTTCAATGGGTAATAATGAAAACACAATTACAGGCATTGAGAATGCAACAGTAATTGATAATTTTGATGCCACAGAGTGGCGTATGGTTAAGTATCTTGTTTCTATCGCAAAGACAACTGCGGGAGATAACAAGTTTTATGCAACAGAGTTGACCATCTTGGTAGACGGAACAAATGTAAACGTCTCTGAGTTTGGCACGATAGACAATGATGGGAATATTGGCACCGTTAGCGTCTCTAGGGTTGGAAATACAGTTTCATTAACTGTTACACCAGACCAAGCAATTAAGCCAGTCACAGTTCGTTACGCACGAATTGGACTTAAGGCGTAAATAAGGAGATAAAAGATGGCAGTAGTAAATAAAGACTTTAAAGTAAAGAATGGTCTCATCGTTGAAGGTACAACCGCAACAGTTGACAATTTTGACATTCTTACAAAGAAAACAGACGATCAGAACTATATCGTCAACCTGATTGGCGGAACAGCCACATCAGCAAACGAAGCAAACAAAGTTGTAAAGCGTGATGCTAATGGTAACTTTGCTGCAGGAACAATTACAGCAAATTTAACTGGTGATGTAACTGGTACAGTTTCTTCACTTTCAAATCATGACACAGATGACCTTTCAGAAGGTGCATCAAATAAATATTTTACAGATGGAAGAGCAGTAACTGCAAACACTGGTTTGTGGGATACAATTGGTGCAGCAGCAGATGCTGAGGCAGATGCAATTCTTGCAGCACAGCAATACACAGACGGAGAAATCTCTGACGAAGTAATTGCTCGTGATGCAGCAATTCTTCTTGCTAAGAACGATGCAATTGCAGATGCAGCATCAGATGCAACATCAAAGGCTAACGCAGCACTTGCAGATGCCAACTCATATACAGATGATGAGATTGCAGCAGAAGTAACTCGCTCAAATAACTATGCAGATAACGCAGCAACAACTGCAGAAAATAATGCTAAGGCATACGCAGACGGACTTTCTTCTGGTCTTAACTGGAAGGCAGCAGTAAATCTTCTCGCAACATCTAACGTAAACGTAGCAGGAGATTTTGTTGGTGCAGTCATTGATGGTCACGCACCACTTGATATTACTGACGCTGGATATCGTTTGCTTCTTAAGGGACAGACAACTGATTCAGAAAACGGTATCTGGGAACTCTCTGCTTCAGGAGCAACACTTGTTGCATCACGACCAGCAGACGCAGATGCAGCATCAGAATTAATTGGTGCAGCAGTGTTCGTAATGGAAGGCAATAACTATGGCTCAACAGCATGGGTACAGGCTGACCACTACCTTACAACTTTTGCTGGACAAGACTGGACACAGTTTTCAGGTCAAGGAACATACCTTGCTGGAAACGGTATAACTCTTGATGGTACAACATTTGAAATTGATACAGCAGTAACAGAAACTGTTATTGGTTCACAGGCTAAGGCAGATGCAGCAGAAGATGCAGCAATTGCTCATACAGATGCTCGTGAAATTGCAATTACATCTGCTTACGAAGGTTATGCTAATGGTGTAGCCCTAACTGCAGAACAAAATGCAAATCTATACACAGATGGAAAGATTACTGATGAAATTGATGATCGCAACAATGCAATCACAAATGCAATCAATGCTCTTACAACATCAGACATTGAAGAAGGTACAAACCTTTACTACACTGCTGCTCGTGCTAAGGCAGAGGCAGCAACACTTCTTGCAAACGCAACGAAGACAAACATTGTTATTACAAAGGATGGATCAGATAATCTAACAATCACTGCAGAAAACGGTGTTGCAGATTCTGATACAGACGACCTTGCAGAAGGAACAACAAATCTATACTTCACCGATGCTCGTGCAGTATCTGCTCTTGAGGCAGTTATTCCAGACTTCGCTGCAGTAGATATTGCTTCTGTAGCAAAGCAAGTTGCTGCAACACATGCTGTACCAACAGCAAGTACACACACAGCATTTGCATGGCCACACGCTTCATATCGTTCGGCAGAATTCCTTGTTAAGATTGCATATGGAACACACACAGATGTTTCAAAGGTTATCTTGACATTGGATACATCAAATAACATAGCCATTACAGAATATGCAATGGTTGGAACAAATGGTTCATTGGGATCTGTTTCTGCAGATATCGATGCATCAAATGCTCGTCTACGTGTTACAACAGCAAATAACAACTCTACAGTTCTTGTTGTTGGAACATTATTAGCATAAAAAATTAAACAAAAGAGGGAGTGGTAATCTTGGCAACAGTCAACAAGGACTTCAAGGTTAAAAATGGACTTATCGTCACTGGTGGCGGTGAGTTCGGAGGAACGGTATCAGTAGGAACCCCTACATTAGATACACATGCTGCCACTAAGGCATATGTCGATTCATTGGCTAGTGGCATGGTTGTCGGATCTACCGCTCCCTCTACACCAGAAAATGGTGATTTATGGTTTGATACATTAAC